GGCGAATGATACCTAATTGGCGCAAGCAGCTGTCAACTTTGACTAGCGGGACGCAGTATTGGCATGATCCGAAGATACAGCCTGGGATGTACACTGCTATTGGCTATAGTGTGCTCGCCCAGTGTTATGGAATGCCGATCTTTCAGGCGTATGCGCGAAAGTTATTGGAAGCGGGAGGTAGATTGCCTAGGGATTGGGTGAATATGGATTTGCAGTTTTGGTTGAATAGGGAGATGTCTCAACACTCCGTGGCTTTAACCGAATTGAGATTTCGGGAGGTTAGTGATAGAGCTCGACTCAGCTTTCAGAAAGCTTGGGACATTGATGTACCAATGCAACTTCTGATTGAGGAGCAGATCAGTAAATGGCAACCCCCACTTGGAGATCCAGTCGATGAGCCTGAGTCAATTGGGCGAGGCTGGCAAATTCTTGCTAATCTTAAAACTTAAAGCCACGTGTAGTGACCACCAATCACACCAGCGCTCAAGTCATTATGCAATCTACAATGCGTGTAAAGAATTGTCCATGGTGCTTCAAGGGTATTATGGTTGCAAGTAGGACCTCAAGTATCGATGCTCACTTGAAGGAATGTGATCCAGTTAAATATCAACGCCAGTTACAAGACAGGGAAAGCGGTGCTTTACCTGCTCGAGCTGAAAATCAGCATCAAACTACTAGTGGCATGAAACTGTTGACTACGAATTGTCCAGTTTGTCGCAAAGAGTTTGAGTTGATTCCAACGAAACAGAGTACGTTGATTTTTGGAATTCATGTTTATGATTGTGAGCGAAGAAAAGACCAGGTTGAGACCGATCTGCGTTTTGCTAGAGAATTCGCTACTCCTTCGGGTTTAGTGACCGAAGCAAGACAAAGAGATGAAGTACCACCCTTGGTTAGGCCGAGAACTTACAAGCCGCCACACACTCGCGAGCAGAATGAGAGGTATGAAGCCTTTCGACGCTTTCAACAGATGGAAGCGGATTTTGGGACACTAGCCCTTAACCCCACAAGGTCTAGTGCATGGTCGGAGACCCAGTAGTTGATGGAAAACAGTCTTACTGAGACTTAAAACTCGAAAAACAATGTAAAGATAGGATTAAAGTCTTAC